AGTTGGCTCTCCTTGTCCATATCCTTCTCCGTGGGTTAAAAGCGTCGCCGCATACGGCTGAACGCATTGGGGGAACGGTTCCTACCGAGCTTCATGCTATCCCAGCCGGCAAGCTGTCGTCCAGTGCCGAGCGGGTCTCGCATCATCTTCTCGTAGGCTGCACGCTTCGCGGCTGCGATAGCGTGGTCTTCATTGACCTTCAGGCTGTCGATCCAATGTCGGCAAGTGCCGGCCACTGCGTCGAGCCTGTCATCGTGTATCAGGGCACCCTTCTCGCGAGTGATGCGCGAGAGTTGATACCAGAGACTGTAACTCGGTCGCTTGTTGATCGGATACTTTACAGTGTCCTCCCAATCATCCGCGATCAAGCGCTCGTCAACGACAAGTCGGCCAGCGCCAATCATGGGCTCCAGCGTGTCGATGATCCGCAGTTCCTTCTGACCAGTCTCCCACACATCGACTATCTCGCACGAGTGCTCTTTGTGCAGCATAGGCGTCCAGATAGCACTGAGCGCTCCGTTGCCGAAGTTCTTCTCGATGTCGATCTGGTGCGGCCCCCACTCCACTGCAATCTCGGTCAGCATGTCGAGCGAACTGGTCTCCAGTCCACCGGGCACGCCGCCCTCGGCCACAAGGAATATCTTGCCTGCGAGCATCTTGGATACTGCGTAAGCTGTTTCATCGCCGTTCTGCCCGCCACCTGCGGGGTCGACATACATATGCGTTGCGGTGAAAGGCGCGAACTCTTCTCCGAAGCCAGACGCCCGGTGATAATGGTCCGTTATGGGCCAGTCCGAGGGAGTATGTATGCGCTGGGAAGGCGCTGGCTGGAAGTTGATGTAGAGCGGCGCACGATCCCTGTTGATGTGCATGAAGATGATCTTCTCCGACTTGAGCGGGAACCTCTCGGCGTCACTCAGGCGCGTGTCGAGCATATGCTGCAACTGGAAGTATGCAGCGCCCTGGTCGATCTCTTTGGCGATTAACACGTCCTCGGGCAGCAGCACCGGATCGGTGGCCTGCCCTCGGTTGCTCATAGGCCCGCCTCCAGTCCGGAGCGAGGGGTCTTTGGCGACCGCCGCTGCGATAGAGGGAGCCAAGTGCTCGCCGTAGTTGTCCTGCTCTTTCTGCGTCGGATAGCGGCCCGGCCATATGCGGATGATGTATCCCCGGCTGTGCAGACCGTTGTAGACACTGTCGATGCTCTGAGGCGTGCCCAGATAAACGATGTCTCCCAACGAGCAGATCGAAATGAAATCTCGCGTCAAGTGCACGAGGCGAGAACGCTGGACCTCCGTCATGGAGTTCTTGGCGCTCTCGATGTCGTCGGCGATCAGAAGGTCCGCACGGCGCCCCTGCGTGTTCGACGTGATGCCGAGGCAGGCGATGCTCGGGGACTTCTCCGGACCCTTCAACTCATTGTGTATGTCGAAGGCTTTGACAGAGGCCCGGTCTCCTGCACTTCGGTCTGGCCGAAGGCATTCGAGTTCAGGCATGCCCATTATGATCTGAATGATCCAGCCACTGATCTCAGTAGCCATGTCCGACCCCGACGAGATAATGAGCACTCGTGTGGTCGGGTCGTGTATCTCTCTCCATACAGCATAGGCTGCGGTGATCGTTGTCTTCGCCTGACCACGTTGCGCCTGTATCATGCGATACTGCGGGCCGTGTTCAAGGAAGGCTGCGATGTCAAGCTGCAAGGCAGTGCAGTTGAAGCCCATGAGGCCCTCGATGACATCGAACAAGAAGGTGCTGAACTCAGCATACTCTTTCTGGAGCAACTTGAGTTCAGCCCATCTCTCACCTGCCGACCATTGACGATCAGCCATTCTCTACGAGGGCCAGATTGGTCAATGATGCTAGGTTAGCGCGCCTGGACCTACGAGCCGCTAAACGCTCCTCCGTCGCAGACAGTTTCTCGATCTCCTCCGTATCGAAGGCGATGTCGTTGTCCTTGAGGAACTTCGTCACAGCAGCGAGCATGGCGGGGTTGGGCATGATATTGTCGCTCATGAGGATAGCAAGCATGTCTTCCTCCATATCCGACGTGTTCAGCCCGTCAACAGCGTCCAGTCTCTTTTCGTAAGTGGCAAGCACCTTCTCGAATACCTGGGCAATCTTGGCGTGCAAGTTGCCCAGTGTATGTTCCATCGCTGATCCTTTGGCCATCAGAATGCTCCTCCAATGAACAGCCCCAACGCGGTCAAGACAACAGGCACTGCGACTGCAACTCCTGCGGTCTTCCATCGAAAGGCTTCGAGGCGCAATATGCGTTCCTCCAGCCTATCGATTGAGTGGTCCTGCCGGTCTTGCCGGGTGAGGATGTTCTTTACGTCAGCGGCTATGCCGCCCACGAGTAAGAGCAAGCGTGCATAGCCCGGATCGTCTCTCGGGGCTGTCATGATCTCCTGCCCCTGCCTCTGGTGGCCAAGCGGCTCTCGACCTGTGCCACGGCTGCGGGACCAATGTGTTGTGCGAGGTCACGCAAAGCCAGAGCGATAGGGTCTTCCGGCTTGACAGGCCGCGGTGGACCGGCGATGAACGCGCCGTTGCGGTAAGTGTCACCCTTGCGAGTGTTATCTTCCGCAGCCGCAGTAGTCACACCGTCCGGTTCGAAGTCGTCGGGAAAGACGCCGATGTTGATGACAACTTCAGCGTTCAGTATTGCAACTCGTTGGGTCATGTTGTCCTCACATCAGAATGTATAGATGATGGCACGGCCATCGCCGCCCGCACCAGCAGTGCCGGTTTCTGTTCCGCCGCCGCCTCCACCGGGCTGAGAACCAGCAGTGCCGGCACTCGCGCCTATAGCACCATTGCCTCCGTCGCCGGCCAGGACAGACGTGCCGCCGGTTCCGCCGGAAGAAGTGTCGCCACCACCACCGCCGCCTGCGCCACCATGGTAGCTATCGTCGCCGTCATCGCCAGAACCGCCGAGCGTAGCGTTGCCGCCAGTTGCGCCCCATTGGTTGCCCGCGAGGGCGTAACCGTTGTCTACCCAGCCGCCGTCAGCGTCGCTCGAGCCGAAACGCCCGCCTTCGCCGCCGTAGCCAATGAAGCCAGCGAATGTGGTGTCCGCGCCATCGTTACCTACGGCAACCGACGCCTGCGCAGCACCGCCAGCGCCAACGACAACGCCTTCGGTAGCCCCGAGGTCCGAGGCATCCATCCAGCCGCTTTCGAAGGCACCACCAGCACCACCACCGCCACCATTACCTGAGCCCTGCTTGGCGCCACTGCCTCCACCGCCAACGAGTTCGCGGTAGCAGAAGGTCGCACCGGCAGGCTTGGTCCACGTCCCGGAGGCCGTGAAGGTCTGGACGTCAAGCGTCACAGAGCCCGCATTAGCGATCACAAAGGCCGTGGTCGCAAGCTGGGTGGTGTTGGTGCCCAGCGAGGCAGTTGGGGCTGCTGGCACGCCTGTGAAGGTCGGAGCAGCCAGCGTCGCCAGCAAGGCATCCGCGTCATCCACATATTTCTTCCGGGCCGCGTGATCGTCAGCCGTGGGATCGGTCGCAGCCTTGAGGTTCATAGCGCCCGTCATCTGCTGCGTGCCGTCGAGTAGCATCACGCCACCGCCGCCTACGCTGTCGTCCACATACTTCTTGGAAGCAGCGTGTGCGTCGTCGGTAGGCGTGACGCCGTCGAGCGACAGGGCCGCGGTCATGGCGACCGAGCCGTCTTTGTTGATGTAGTCTGTCAGGTTGATCGAGGCCGCAGAAGCAGCCGCGGCAGCAGCCGAGGCCGCCGCCGCCGTCGCGTCGCTGTCGGCGCTGGTAGCCGCAGCCGCAGCGATAGTCGCCTGAGCGGTTACGTCCACGTCGTCGATCCTGCCGTCCAGCAACTCCTGCATGAGCATGAACTGCTGCTTGAACTGTATCATCAGGTTCCGTCCGGTCACGGTGCCACCAGTCTCGAAGTCTACCTCGAAGGCAGTCTTGGACACGGTGCGCTCGATCACGACCACGTCATCGACATCCAAGTCCTCGGTCACTCGGACCACGAACTCGCTGTCGAATGTGAACGTCCTGTAAATCTGGTCGCCGCCGGAGAGTTCCCCCTCGACGTATACGAAGATGTCTGCTTCCTCCAAGTAACCCAATCCGAAGGTTATTGTGAAGGTTTGCGCGCCACCCGCGTAGGTGAACGAGTTCTTGCTATAAGGCATACTGCCCTCCTATTGGGGTGGTGGACCGGGGCATTGGCCCCGGCCCGTCATTCAGTTACCCGCCGTCTGCTGCTTTGATAGCAGCGGCAACGTCGGGGTTATTGAGGATAGACGACAGCCCACTAGGTCGAGAGGGCGTGTCCTTTTTGGAGGTGTCCTTTTTGGAGGAACCATTCCACAAGCGATCTGCGAAGTAGACGCCCGCATACGGGAGAGCCTTGAGCGCTTGCATGTCATAGTAGTCAGGTTCCCCGGCTGCTGCTGTGAGGAGTGCACCGGGTGCACGCCGCAGAGCGTCGAACTGAGAGATCGCTGGAGGAACCACACTCTGGTGATGCCCGAACGGGTTGATCCTATAGTTATCCATACCGAGGATTGTTGCCGCGGGATCGACCACAAGAGGTATCCAGCCTGTCATGTTGTTGTAGCTGAACGCCTGTCGAGCGCGATCCTCTGTGCTCCGTTCGCGACCCGAGATTTGATCCCGGATTTGCACTGCGGTCATCGCCGTAGCGAGGCCGAAGCTCAAGGCCGCGAAGCCCTGCATATCCATATGCCGCCCGTTACGAACGAACTGCTTCTGGAATGCCTGCATGGGGAACGTCAGGAGGTGGGTCATAAGCGAGCCCCAGCCGGTGGCCATCCATGCGTCCTGCTCGCCCGCGAGAGACTTCTGCACGGTCTGGTTCATGTTCCGAGCCATCGCCGCGCCAAAGACTTCCCGCTGCTGTGGGTTCCACTTGTCCATGTTCAATACATCGACAAAGCCATCTGCGTGAAAGACGACCGTTCCGTCATCGACCAAGCCTTGGATATAGTCGAGTTCTGCGCGGCCTAGACCGAAGTCGCTCTCGAACCGCTCCAACACTTCCTCGTAGTCGCCGTTCTTGAGCTTCCGCATCACTTTGTCGATCATGCCGGTTACAGCGACTTGCTGCTGATAGGTCCGGACATGATTGAACGCACTGATATAGGATTGGATGAAAGACGCATTGCTTGTCCACTTGCTGAACTTCGTCAGCATATCGTCGACTTGCCCGCGTGCAACATCATCCAAGTCAAACCATTCTGCAAAGTAGCGGTGATCCTTACCGATCCGGCCTGTGACATACTTGACGTCGTTCAAGAGTTTCTTGTTGGCCATACGCATCTCTTTGTCGAAGGCGATCATCACACCGCGACGCCAGAAGTTCTCCATACCGACCTGGGCGATAACAGCCCCAAGCTCGCTCAACTGGGTCAGCCCCAGTTTCTCCAGCAAGCCTAGGTTCGCGAGGCGCTTGCCAATGGCGACCACTTGCCCCACACCTACGTTCATCTCACCCCGGAAGAAGCCGTGCGTCGGTCCTCCGTTGAAGTGACTGAGCATAGCTTGCAGCAGTTCTGCGCTCATGGGTTCCTCGCCCAGGGCGCGTTGCTCTGCACGAGCGGCTTCGATCATCGTGGTGCGCTGGGCGCGGTTCGTGATCCCTTGGCGTGCCAGTGCAGCGGCCCCAGACATCTGCCGAGAGTAACGCTGCCATGTGCGGTGCATATCCTTTTCCATCATATCCACGATCCGGAGGTCTTCCCCGGCATCATTGCGGATAGTGGTGCTTAGATCGAGATCGTTGCGACCTTTGGCGAAACCTTCGCGTGCGCGGTCTTCGGCCTTGCCGACTAGTCTGCCCAAGATGGCCTCGATCTCTGTCTCGGACACACCCGTGATGCGCAAACTCTCTGCGATGAAAGCTCGTCCGTCGCCGGACAGAAGGGTCCGCATGCTGCCGTCCATGTCCGCGTCGCGAGCGATGGCACGGTGGACTGTGGCCTTAGCGACTTTGATCGCGTCCTTGCCGTGGTCCATCCCAGCAGCGCGGTAAGCGGCTACCATAGCATCCTCGATGTCTGCCATCTTGACGCCTGATCGGATCATGGCCTGAATAGCGCCGCCATCCCAGCGATAGGGATTGTAGAACTCCCTTGCTGCTGGACCGTCGAAACCGTCGACAGATTTTTCGCCCGGCCAACCTTGACCGACACGATAGGCTTCCTTGCCAGCCGCGTTGTATTGTTCCGCGGCGCCTTTGACATGCTCGCTACGGTTGGACGTCTTGCCGAGGGAACGGTCGGACATTTCCAACATGAGTTCTCGGTCAAAGGCTCGCCTGCCTGCTTCGCTGATATTGTAGCCGGAACGCAGGAAGGTTGCATCTTGCTCTTTGGCCCAGGCACTGTAGTAGGGCTGGAGTTCAAGACCGTCGATGTGCGTCTGGATACGCCTATGGTAGTTGTCCATGATGACCGACGCAGTTGCCCGTCCACGACCGATGCCGCTGGAACTCTCGAAGATATGGCTGCTCATGAAGTTCAACACGGAACTCTGGCTCTCGTAGAGCTTCACAAAGTTGTCCACACTGAACCTGCCCAGTCTGCTGTGAGCGAGCTTCGTCCATGCCTTACGCGCGTTTTCTTGTCTCTTTTCGAGGAAGCCGCT